TCTGCTGCCTCTTCCAAGACTAGGTATTTACTATACGCCCCATCTATCTCTTTCAAAGCAGAGATATCACTTTTGGATAGCGCCCCTTTAGCCGCCGCCCTATCAATGAAGGAGCGCTCTATCGCCCTGTAGCCGGTAATTAAATTCTTGGAGGGCAGGTCGGTAGCGGTGAGATTTCTTCGTTCATCCCTAAACAGATTCAATACGTCGCGCCACTCCCGCCCTGACTGTGCGCCTTTTGACGAAGAAAATATCTGCGCGGCCTTCTTGCGGAAAACGTTTTGCATTTCATCGGTCGCTCCGGGCATGGCCAGCAATGCTTTCTCAGTCGCCGACTCCCTAAAGACGCGGGGCAGGCTGATAACTTTATTCTCCAATATTTTGTCGTAGGCAGCGTCGAAGCCTCGAGGAACGTCTCTAAAAAAGCCGCTATTGCGCGAGACTGAGGCAGTAATTTCCTTAGATTTAGGGAGGAACAGCCGTAGCATATCAGTGACTTCCTTGCCTGCTTCCTGCACGACTTCCTGCCCTACTCGGTCAGTTTGAGTCCTAATGCCTATGATTCGCATCAGGTCTTCCCCCGCGCCCAGAACTCCCCCCACGAACCCCTTACTGGCCTGTCCGACTGTGGGATTTAGATGTTGCTTCTCCAACTGATGCCCTAGCTTAGACATCTTAGCTGCACCGGGGCCGAGAACTCGCAAGCCGCCCTTCAAAGCGGAACCAAGCACGCCCGCCATAGCCGCAGACTTCAGCGCCTCCTCCCCACGATCTTCTCCCTCTATCGTAGGCCGGAGTGCTGCGGCCTCTGCGGCTGCTACTGCGGGCACGACGCCAAAGCCCAGAGCTTTCTTCAGTAAACTCGGCCCCCGGAGGACTCCACGCAGGGCTTTCTCCGCCTTGCCGAGGGGGAGCGCCAGCATCCCTATATTTCCCGCGATATTCCCGGCCATGCCCCACCCGGTATTGGAGATCGCCCGTTGCGCCTTTACGTCGGCTTCGGAAACCTTGCCCATACCTGTAAGCTGCTTGATGCTCTGCGTCGCCTGCGCGGGCGCGACACCTATCCCGGCCACGGCTTGTTCATGCCACGGCATTTCATCCATCTGGGGCTGTAGGTCTCCCCCAACAGTGTGTCGCACTCTTGGCCCCATGCCCGGTATGAGATCTTGGTTTTCCACGGGCGGCGCTCGGTATTGCTCAGGCACGTCTGGAAGCGGCGTGGCCGGGCTTTGGGGGGCGGGTATGGGGGCGCTGCCAGCAGGCTGTCCCGACAGGTTTGCAGGGGTGCCTGCCCTTCCAGCCATAGCTTGCGCCGCCCCCGCCGCAGCTTGTGGCGTAGCAGCCTCCACTTCGTAGACTTTCCCGTTAATTTCGATTTCGTAGATCTTCATTATTTCTTCTCACGAATCCGAACGCCGTTGATTACAGTCCATCCGCCGCTTGCCCCCGCACGTGCTCCAACATCAACAGCCTCGCCTTCCGGCGTAGCGCCAGGACGTTTATCCATGCCGAAGCGCACTTGGTCCATAGAATATCCAGCAGCGAGGGCTTTGTTGATTACCACTGTCTCCGCTTTAAACAGCGCCAAGTTCTTTCTGATCTTGTCGTAGCCATCTCCAGTATGGGGGATGAAGGACTTCAAGCGTGGAAATTCCGCAGCGGTGACTGCTGCGCCACTGCGGGCATGAATCATAAGACTGCCTAGATTGAAGACCATCGCGCGGGCGTCTACACCCTTTGGATCTGTGCGCTGCAAGACTTCATCTGGAATCCACCCAGTCTTTCCGTAATCGAACGCTGCCGGATACTTATCTATTGCCGCTGTAGCGGCGTCCAAGATCTGTATACGCCCAGCATTCTCCGCATAAGTCGCCCGGACTTTAGCGGGCATCGCGCCAGCTTTGAGCGCTGCGGCTTCGGCCCTCGCCGCGTCTGCATCAATCCTACGGTTAAGCTCTGCCTGCCGCATGCTCAGATTTCCCCCTGCGATTTCCCGCCGCAGCGCCATAGCTTCCTCATGTTTCCCCTGTGCGTCAAGTCTGCGGGCCTGCGCTTCTGCGAGCGTATTTGCCTTCGCGTCCGCCGCCTCTACAGCTTTGATTTGGAACTCGGTGCTTTTGATGCCCTGCGACTGCGCGGTCATCGGATTGGCAACCATATCCCCCGTATCCGGATTAGTGTATGCGACGTCCGCAGCATTGGGGCGAAGGGGCTTGCCCTCCACCAGAGCGTGGTCAATCAAGGATTGCCCCTGTCGCTGCATAGTCTTGCCGCCAAGCGTAGTCATCGCCAGCCCGCCAAGGAAGTCCCGCTGGGAGCCTTCCTTCGACGCCGCAGCAATGGCCTTCAAGGGCGCAAGATCTAGCGGCGTCTCAGTCAGCTTCGCAAGACGCCCGTAGAGGGTCTCTAGGTCCGGCCGATTTACCTCATTAGGGGACGCCATATTCGCCTTCCTCGCGAGGGATGATGCGATCTTCTACCGGGGCGGGCTTCTGGCTCCCGTAAGCGGCCAGGAGCTTCGCCATAATTGCCTGCCGCGAGGCGGTCAATCCTGGCGCGGCCTTCGCAGCCCCGTAGTCCTTCATTGCACTGGCGACCCCAAATCCCGCCCGCCCGATATTGGAGCCTACGTCGTCTCCCTTGATGCCGGCCATCTGCCCACGGAGGCCAGTGGCGAGCGCCATCATGCGTTTCTGCTCGTCTTCGGCGCCGCCAATGTCGCCCATTCCCATGAGTGCCCGTAACTGCTCTTCGTTAAGTTGTGCCATTAGAGGCCTCCGTAGTTAATCATCAAGTAACCGCTTGGATGGGACACCACCAACTCAGGACGGGAGAGCATAAGTTCTTGTGCCATCATCCCTATGCGCCGCCCGCCTCCCCAGACATACTCATACTCATACCAGCCATCGCCCAGAGGCTTAATATTCTTCTTAAGACGGCGATCGCTAGCTGCGAACGCGCCCGCCGCAGAAGCCACACCGCCGATTGCGCTGCCCCAGTCCATCCCAGGCGCCTTATTCGCGGATGTGAATTGCCCTTGCATACCCGCCGCGTTCAGAGCCTGAAGAGCTTGTGCGCTGCCCGCCGTAGAAGTTGGCGCCCCTGGGAACGCGGGCATGTTCACTTGCTGGCCCGTCAGCAGCGCATTCAGCTCGTTCAACGTCATGCCGCGCCGCTGTGCTTCCTCGGCGACGTAAGACTGGCGCTGCCGATCCATCTCCTGCGCCCCGCCTGCCCGCAGACTCAGTTCGCGCTGTGCTTCCGCACCGCCCGTGGAGATAGCGTTCAGAGCAGCGTTCTCATACTGAGTGCCTCTGTTCGCATCCATACTGGTTTGAGCGCGAGTCCATGCCTCGCTCCCGCCTTCTGGAGACACACCCATATTCGCCAGCCGTGTGCGACGCTCGCCCTCTGACTGGGTGAGCATCGGCTCAATCCGATTTACCTGCCGCTGATAAAGCGCCTGCTCTGCACGATCACGCGCCTTGTTAGGATCGTAATCGCCCATGCTGCCCGCGCCAGGAGCACCTTCCCAGTTGAATTTCTTATTGAAGCCCTCGGTCGCCTGCCCGAGCAAGCCCTCTGCTGCATTACTTCGCCCTTGGCCGATGCGCTGCTGTGCGCTGAGCGCGTCCTGCATTTCAGGCGTCAGGGTTGTATTCTGCGTCCATGCCGTAACAGGCTGGCCTGTGGAAGGATCAATGCTGGAGCCAGAACTCCACGTCTGTTGTCCCACGGGCGTGTTGATGTTGGGCCGGTTCGCCCACGTCTGCGCTGTGTTGACCTCCTTGCTAGACGTGGCTTGTTCTCTGGCCGCGCCCGCGTAATCTGGCGGAGCAGGGGAACCCTTGCCGCCATAGAGTATCAGCCCGGCTCCAGACATGTAGGCCATCAGCCAGCGGTGTAGAATTTCTTTCATGCCGCATCCTTTTCCAGAAGATATTTGCATTGCTCGGCGGTCATCCCAAAGATGACAATGTCGCCCCCATCTTCATGCATTCCAACCATGCGGTGCTCTTCAATAAAGCCAAGATGCAGGTCGTATTTCATAGCGCGCTCATTCTTGCTGTTGACAATGCCAATTAACTTCAGCAGGCCCAACTGATTGAAGGTATAGTCAAACACGGCATCCAGCATCTTGCGCGGTGTGAAGTTATACCCCTCCGACATGCCTACGTGAATCTGGCACACCCGGCCAAGGAACCCGTTGAAGCACACGCACATCTTCAAGGCGTCGTCTTCTACCCACCCCATGATCTTCATGTCTGCGCTTGGCACGACGCCTGCATGGTAGGATAGGAAGAGCGTAGCCGCCCGCCATTCCTCAGGAGTCTGCGGCATTATAATCATAGCCCGCCCCCCTTCTGAATCATCCAATCCAAACTCACAAGTTCCGTCCCACCTGCACCCTGTAAATCTATCTGGGCCGCAAGGGAGTATCCGCCGCCAATAGTCCCCGTCCACTTTCTTACGGGGGTAGCTTCCCCGAACCACCGCCCCACGCCCCAATAAGCGGCGTTCCATCTTGAGCCAGCGGTTGCAACGAGGGACGCAACCGAAGCCGTGGTGCGCGTGATAAAGTCGCCCAGAATGCTAATCGCCAATTCCGGCGTGTATGTGTATACGAGGGTCAGCCGCACCATGGATGCGGACTTGTAAATTCCCGGAGAATCAAAAATTCCATACGCAGGCGTGACCCGCGACAGGATCCCCACCCCGTCTGTGCCCGCGCGACTTCTTGCGTCAAAATAATCGTCAAACAGCAGAAATACTTTGCCTCCATCTGGGGAGTCCTCGTGGCTTCCGCCGAATGCTACATGGTCATGATCAAGCATGCAAGCGACGGGGACGTCTTGGTATAGGCACCATGCCAGACGCTGAGTGTCAAACACTAGTTGTCGCACCCCCTGCCCGGCCACGGTCTCTGGGAGACCCAGAACTAGAGAATTGTCGCTGGGGATGTCCGCAACATACCAGTCTTCTACGCCCGCTCGCGTCTTCATGGCCAGTTCAATTAGCGGGTCAACCTTCGCGCTAATATTCGTGCTAGAATTCCGCTCAAGATTGGCAAGCGCCACGAGCTTAGAAGCCTGAACCAGCCCTTGCGTAGTAAGAATGTGAACATCGCCGCCAATGGACTTAACCGAGCGTCGTCCCGCGGGAAGACTGCCCACATACCAGATACCATGGAGTGCGAATGCCGCAGGGTCAGTGCCAGCAGTGTCCGGATCGTAGCCCTTGTAAATCACCACGTCCCCTTCAGAGCTTACAGCAACGAGGTAGTCGTCAATGCCCTCGCCTCCATCGATGGTCCAATTCTCGAGCGCCACGAGAGTCCCGCCATGCCGGAATTGCGGGCCGAAGTCCCACAAAGCGACTGCACCCGTGAGCTGATCGACGGGAAGGTAGTAAGCCTTAGTAGAGTTCTTTGCTATGAACCACTGCCGCCGCTTCCAGACTGTATGGTGCGCGAAGGTGTCCGGGTCAGCGCCGCTGATCTGCCCCGCCCCGCCCCCTTGCGTGACCTTGACGATTGCGGCCAAGTCCGTCGCCGCCATGTAGTAATAGCCGCCCGCTTCGTTGCACAGAGTCAGGAAGTTACCGCCTGCGTTCTGGAAATTCAACCACGACCAGAAATCTGAAGTAGCGGCTGCGGCCAGAAGGCTCGTCCACGCGCCCGCGCCTCCGCTGGTCACGTCGTAGATATGTCCGTTTGTCGCCGCGAGTAGATAGCCGTCGAACAGAGCGGCAGGGTAGGAAGTCGCACTTGCAGGGAAGAAGCTCATGAGCGTCTGCACTTTTCCTGCGCCCGGCAGATTCTCGGCATACGTGCGATACCCGTAGCGCATAGAAACTCCACGCGCTGTAGGACGAGCGTTGATTAGCGCAATGGCGTCGGCTGGGGGCATCCCGTCATACATGTCGCGCAGATTCAGCCCCTTAGAGGGCAGAATCCCTGGGACAAGCTCCCCTGTCATTGGGAGATCGCGGGGCGTCTTTTTAAGCGCGGTGAACATCAGTTCCCAAACCCCGTGTCCGGCACATTGCCGCCGTTCAGAAAACGCGTAGCTCCCGCACGAACGCCGCCGCCAATCACCAAAGTATTCGCCATCTGATTGCGGGTAGTAATCTGCGAAAACCGGTCGTTGAAGTCTTGCTGGAACTGCGCAGAGGCCAAACCCCTCACCTGCGCCCATTTCAACTTCAGTGCGAACGTAAACAGAAGGGAGTCATGGCGCGGCTTGTCCAAATTCGCGGTAAGCTCCTCTTTCTCAGTTACCGTGTCTGCGTCGAGAACCCAATTTCGGGACACATACTGGAACGTGATGGACTCCAAGTTGGCAGGCGCGGAGACAAACCGCATTACATCGTCCACAACCCGGCAAGCGGGCGAAAGGAAGGGGGTGTTCCCGATCCATGCAGCGACCGCAGCGGCCTCTGAGTCTGAGACAATCTGCACCGGCCTGCGATTAGTGACGCTCCAGCCCGTATTGCCTATGAAGCGGGACAGGCCCGAGGGCAGCGGGAAATCCGTAGTAATTCCGTTCCCCGTAACCGTGAACGTCGCATTAAACTGCTGCCACGAATATATGTCCGTGAGCAGCGGCCCCACTTGATTAGCGAGAGATCCCATCAGAACGGCGTTACCATCCTGCGAGTCGTAGACACCCGCAGGGCTGGTCTGGTTCATGGAAACCAGTGCATCCTGAACAATCTTCAGGATAGTGGCGTAAAGATAAAGATTAGCCAATCAATCCTCCGATTTCTTGGGCTTGCGCTTGGAGAGTTCTTCTTGCAGAACCAAATTCGTAGCGGCAAGGTCGTCCAGCTTCGCCATAAGCTCGTCAATCTGCGCTTGCAGCTTGGCGATAGGCGCTTTCTTCTTAGCGGCTGAAAGATACTCGTCTGCCTTTTGTTTGATGTTCTGTATCCCCGGAAACTTGGAACCCACGCTGTCCGGCATAGCGACAAGCTGCTCAACGGTTTTGACGTTGAAGTATTCAAACTCTTTGATTTGGGGTGCCCGAAGGTAAGACCACAAACTCAGAGGAGTTCCAACTGGCGAATCCTCCGCGCCTGCTACCCGCTCTTTGAAGAGTTTGTAGTGGCGCGGAAACCGCTCAATGTCTTCCTTACGCATTGGGCGGATAACGATGTTGTCGCGGTTACCCGGAATGCGGATGTCGATGATTTCCACTTCCTTGAAAATCGGGCGCCCCTCGCGCTGCGTAGCTTGCACGTCTTCTCGACTGTCCATATAAAACTTGACGAGCAGGGACTCATCCGCCTTGTTGGGCGTAGTGTAGATTTCGTGATCGTGGTCTAGCGTTTCCATTTTATATCTCCAGTAGTGGGTTATTCATACTTCTTTAGTTCTTCTTGTGTCCTGCGGCCTCGAAGAATAGACACGAAAGACCGCTGCTTCTTCACATCCTGTGGTGCAGGTGCCTCGTCTTTTGCTGCCTTCACGCCGTGCTTCTTAGCGAAGTCTTCGATTTGCTTCTCTTCTTCGAGAGTGCGTGTTGCGTCGGCCATCACACACGCTCCACAATAAACATTGACGA